CCCTTAACATAACCCTTGGCACGGGCTTCATCAATCGTGATGTCTGCATTAAGAGTCTTGATCCGGCTGAATGGGCTCTTATTGACTGCGCCCAGAAGAGTAGAAACCCACTCAATTCGACGAGCAAGGAAATTGGGCTCCTGCGAAGTAGCCACAACCTCCGGGAACAGCGTGCTGATATTATCAATTCCATGCGACAGGGCATAACTATCGACGGCGTCCTTGAGAGACCCGCTACGAGTAGCGTCAGCAATAATACCCTTCATATCGTCATGAGAAAGAACAGACTGGGAACCCCCAGCGTCGTTGTTCTCGAAAACGTTATGCTTCATTTCGTTGTCACCTTTCTTGTTATAATCGCCGGAGTAACCACCGACATTGTCGTGCTGCGCAGTATCAGACCCTTCAAGAGCCTCACCAATCATGTAATGCAAAAGTTCCTGCTGATTTTCATCAAGTGAATCATAGATTTCCTGAACAGTGGCACCATCACCAGTAGCACTATGTGCTGCCATATCAGGCTCTGTTCCAGCTGCATCTTCTGCATCATCACCAGCAAGAGCCTGACCAATGAGAAAATGGCAAACTTCCTGCTGCTCAGGACTCATAGAATCATAAACATCCTGAATAGTAGCGCCAGAATTAGCTCCATCAGCATGAGTAAGAGCAAGATTAGAATGCTCAAACTCAAGCCCAGTGTAAATGATGGCTTCATCATCAAGCATTGTGTCATCCATATCACCATGACGAATGGTGATATTATCAATAAGAGCTCCAGGATTGGCTCCAGAAAGAACCAAGCTGACCTCACGAATAACACCATGCATAACTCGCTTGCCACGCTCAATAAGATCATTAGCCCAAATAGACATCATACTAATGTCCTTGTGCTCAACGAGTTCTTTGGCATGTGTAGCCTTAGAAGATCCATTGAAGTAGGCGTAGCAATAGACCCCATCTTGGCGGTTCTCAAGAACCGCATGACCAAGGACATTCTCCGGGTTGTTATGACCATGCTGCCAGACAAGCGGAACGGTCATAGTATCCTGATGCTGGAAAGCATTAGGTAGAATCGTTCGTCCATCGGAGCACTTCAATCCGGCCTTTGTAGCATAGCCGCTGAAATCTGCTTCCATTTTGACATTCCTTTCTTAAAGCTTTGGTGGGGTAATTGTAGGGGGTTTATTTGTAATAGCACTATCAGTTTGGTTGGTTGAATCTGGATTTGTTGGTGGTTCACTACTAGGAACACGAAGATTACTATTCCTAAGTTCATCCGCACGAGGGTCACCCGCGGGTTTAAAGCCAATAACTTCTCGAATCTCGTTACCTGTAAGAATCTCATTACGGCTAAACTTATCTGCAAGTTCAGCAATTTGGCCTAATGGAACAAGTTTGAAAGGATTGACAAAATACTTAACTCTTTGGCCAGCTTTAGTTCCAATTGGTCCCATAAAAGCTCTTTGCATAGCTTCTAGAATAGCATCAATAATAGGTTCAACAGTTCGATTGTGATAGTTAACCATAGCTTCTTCTTTTGCAGAACCATTTAAAACATCTGGGGTAATACCCAGTTGGTCATACAAAACTTTAGTCAAATATTCAATCTGACCAAGAAGATTATTTTCAACCGGTCTATTTAATTGAGTAATCTTTTCAGTGCCATCAGTGTATGCAATTCCATACTTACTACCTTTAAGCTGTTCTTCAATATCAGTTCTACGTTGTTCAGCCTGTTGCTTACGAGCTTCAGATTTAATAACATAGGGCAACTGAATAATCATGTCAAGTTTACCAGAACTAGATTGTTCATCAACAAGATCAAGAAGATTCAACTTACGGATAAGCCTTTGAAGCGTTGAGTTTGGTTCATTAACTACCGAATACAAAGGGTTTTCGACAATAGCCACAAATTTCTTAGGAAGTGTGATTGTTTGACGTCTACCAAGTTTTTCATTATAAACACTAATTTGAACATGATCTGGGTACCAGGCAGTAATTACCCCAACTCTTAATGAAAGAATATCAACTATTTCATTTGAATCTGGATTTACTGTAGTGTCTACAGGAACAATAGCTGCTACACCTTTATCAAAAAGTGTAAGAACAATATCCTGTCGAAATGCCCTTGGTCCTTGATCTAAATTTGGCTCTAAAGTTAAACAGTCATTAAAACCACTAACCATGTCATTTCTGTATCGATTGTTTTCATCAATTTTTACATGACGAATATCAACAGAAGCAACATCAATACTAATCCTATTATAAATCGAAGCAATAATAGTTCTTTCATTACTATAGCGACGATGTGGTCTGGAAGGGGATGTTCCAGAATATGAATACGTTTGCATTCCTAAATCTGTCAAAGCTGTTTGTTGAGTTGGAATTGAACGAAACGCATTCCAAGCGCCTTTTACTCTATCAAGAACAGCCAAATTTAATCACCTCCCTTCCTTAATATTTAAAATATTATGCTCTTACAAGGGCTTTTGTGCCCAATTTAAGAATTGTATTAGCATTAGCAATTACTATTGCCCCTGCAATTGAAGCACCAAGAGCAGCTCTTGTATTGTGAGATCCTTTTTTAGTTGGGATTACATCTTGTTGTCTAAGCATCCCAACTCGAGTAAGCCATTGCCTTGCCGTTGCATTACCATCATGGACGGCTTTTCCTGCAGCAAGTTGTCTTTTACCTTTTCGAAGTGCAGCACCTCTAAAGCCGTGCCCCCTAGCTAGGTCAATAGGACCAACATCAGTGTATGCTCGAATTTTCTGGCCAACGGTTGCATCTTTGCTACCTTTACCAACCATAATTTTATTATTAGCACGTCGTTGGTTTCGAATACCCCACTTTTGACCTTTAATGCCATGGTGCTCAAGAAAATCGTCTACATCATCTATTTCTAAAATCATTCAAAAGCCTCCTTATTTGCCTTGTATGCAATATAGGCGTCCATTAAGGCAGCCACATTGTCAATTTTATCTTCAGACCGTTTTTTATGAAGTTTACGGTTACCATTTGTATCTTCAAGAGTAATAGCATTCCCCATAGCAAAAGCCATTAACTCTTGGTCAAATATAAGGGCACGTTGCTCTGCAAGAATTTTAAGTTCTCCTAAAGGAACAGATTCTGTCTTTGCTCCCTGTGGAACTTTTTCAATACCAAAGGGTCCATTTTCTTGTTCCCATCTAATAACAAATTCTTTTGCATTATATGGGTCGAAACCTAAACAACGAACATCATATTCAGCTCTCATGATAAAAGCATCTAGGTCTTCGTAAACTTCCATCATGTCTAGGATAGAACCAGGCATAATATGAAGACTATCTTCTTGCATAAATTCTTCATACTTTGCTCTCATAGCGCCAGGAAGCTTCATTAGCGTTAGTTCAGTAATATAACTTCTAGTTTTAATACCAAAAGCTCCATTGGGTAAAGGGAATAGAAAAGTAAAAGCACAGAAGTCATCTCCCTGTGAAAGGTCTGCCCCAAGAGCACATGGAACTGACCAAAAGTCAGAAGTGGTATGCGGAATAGTTTCTTCATAAGTAAAGAAATATGTATAGCCTTCCATAGGAATGCCAAACCGCTTTGCCAAAATATCATTTCTAGTGGCGGGTGCTTTTTCAGCTCTTTCAACATCTAAATGATAAACGTCATAAGTTACTGTCTTACCAAGATTTGGGTTTGCTTTAAGCCATGTACCTGGGTCATTAACTTCCTCAATATCATCTAACTTATAGTGCCAGATTGAAACATGAGGAGCATCGTATTCTCCCTTAAGGATTGTAGCCAACTCCATCTTAATTGTGTCTCCAGAACCATTACGAACAGTTCCTTCTGAACTAATAGCCACAATAAGATAGTCATCCATTTTTGATGCGCCCTGTTCAATTGCCCCAACTACATCTTCTCTAATATCTCCAGACAACCACTCGTCAACAGTGGACACTTTAGGTCTCAGTCCTTGAAGTTTATTGATTGTCATTGGTCGAATTTCAACAAGAGACCCAGTCAAAAAGTTTTCAATGCCCTTTTTTGTAGATGCAAGTTTTTGTCTAAATGCGTCAGACCCAGAAGTATTTCGAACACTTCCTTCTGTAAGAAATTTGAAAAGAGGTCCTCGTGCTCTAATGATAGCAGTTCGAATTGGTGACATTACCTCTTCGGCTTGTTTCATTGTAGGTGCTGTAGCAATCTGATGTGTAGTTGACACATCAACATTCAAAAAGTAAGCTTGAATGCAAGCAGCATACATAGACTTAGCAGCACCTCGAGCTACAATCAAATATTGCTTTGTAGTAAGGCGCTTCTTTACAAGTTTCTTTACGTAGTCTTTTATACTTGGGTCGTAAACACTACGTTCAACATAGTAATACCACCCAAAAATTTGTTCAGACCAAACCTTAAAAGTTTCAAGAAGGTGCAGGTCAGAACCATCTGTAAGAGTAAGCTCCCATTCACAATACTTGATAAAACCTTCAACAGCTTGATCATCATAGTAAATGTCTGGGTTTGCAATTAGTGAATCAATTCGATTCATCTCTAAAGAAATTTCCCTATTAACAGGAATTTCTCCTTTGATAACCTTTAACCTATACTGCTCATAATAAATTGGAGTCGCTGTATTTGAGAGTGTCAACCAGTTTCTCCTTCCATTTTGACAGTATTGTTACATCATTCCATTTCGACGAAGCACGTTAACTATGTTTTTAGCGCCTTGCTTTTGTTTGTATTTATTAGAAGCAGTTTTAGCGTATTTACTAGCTTTTGCCATATGAGCCTTACCTTTACCGCTTTTTAAATAGGCAGCTCCACCAAGAGCAACTGCAGTAAACGCAGCTTTAGTCCCCATCTCTCCAGTAGCACGCCGAGCAAGAGATCCCCCCACTTGCTTAGCAGTTTGTTTACGATCAGTTCGCTTACGTTCAGCTACGGCTTTATCAACATGTTTAGACGTGTCTTGTAAAGCAAGGTGATGATCAAATGCCTGCTTGTAGCCTGGAAGTCGCGAGGCTTTACCTTCTACCTTTTGCTTAATAAGCTTTCGTCTAGTTCCTGCGCCTTCACCATAAAAAGCTTTGGCTCTAGCGTGTTCTTTTGCGTCTTTACTAGCTTCTCGATTAACTTTACTTGATGCGCCAGGATGGTCATTATTTCGAATTCCCCACTTTTGACCCTTCACCCCATGATGTTCTAGAAAAGTTTCAACATTATCAACATCAATAATCATTTAATCACCTCCCTTTTTTAGTTACTAGAACATCAAACCCTTGAAGTAATAACAATGTGAGCAGCAGTCAAGACAGCAGCAAGCCCAACGGTGGTGAGGATAGCTGTTGTAGTTTCCTTACCACTCTTAGCCTGTTGACTAATGAGAGCATCTTCAAAATTCTTGTTTTTAACTTTCTGAAGAGCCTTCTTAGCTTCCCGCCTACCAACTACAAGTTTGTCAACTTTATACTGATCTTTAGCCTTTAGGTAGTTCGTTCTAGCAGACGTGTTATAGCGGGCTCTCGCTGCATCAATTTCATTGTTACGCTTAACCCTATCGGTTGCCCTACTAGCCTTATTAATCTGGTGTTGCCTAGAAATATTTTGAATACCCCATTTTTGACCTTTAACGCCATGGTGCTCTAGGAAATCTTCAGTATTCATTATAATTGCGTGTTTAATTTTAAGAACAGCATTTTGTGCTTCCTTTATATGTTCTGCGGCCAGTTTTTCTGTTTTAACAATTTTAAAATCTGCACCAGAAAAAACTCTGAGTGGGCTAGAAGCCAAATTACCAGAATCATTAATATCAATTACAGCGTTATACCCTTTTGATTTAAGTTCATTAAGATAGGCGGTTGTTACTGGAGGCATATTATCTGTCCACTCAAGGCCTCGAAATACTCTAGCTGCTATTTTAGCAGTAGGTTCATGCGGCAAACTTTCAGGAAGACCCATATCAGCCAGAAGTTTATTACTATCAAATTCATCTCGCCAAAGACCTTTACTAAGATCTTTAGGGTCTTTTGGTTTATCAAGCATTTTATGAAAAATATCAAACGATTCTTTTTCAGAAGGTGCTTTGATTGCTGTTTGAGCTTCAAGACGAATGACGTGGCCCTCTTTTGCTGAGTATCCCCACAGTTTCCAGTAAATAGGAAGAACTGCTTTATACCTGTCAACATCTTCGGCGTTGTGTGCAGCAAAAAAACCTCCAGGCTTAATGGTGGTTTCGGCTTCGGTGCTAATCCTTGTTAAAATTGATCCTTTACTAAGAGTAAGAGGTTCTGTGGAAAGTTTTGAAATATCAAAAGCGCTTAATTTAAGTTTCTGTGACTCTTTAAAATATGCAGTAAAATTTTTACTTTTAACAGCATCGCCAATAATACTTTCAAGTAATACCCGTTGCCCAAATCTATGTAATGCAAAAACAGCTGCCCCACCAGCAACAAGAACTCCCGCACCTACAAGGGCATCTTTAAGTTCTTGTTTTTCATGAGCAGAAAGGTTATAGTTATGCTTAGTTTTTTGTGAGTTTCCCGCCATTTTTTTAGCAGAATTATTATTTATTCCAGCAGCATTAAGAATTGCATGTTCATGCTCTGAAAGAGCTTTTAAAGGATCATGCCGAATACCCCACTTTTGACCTTTAATGCCATGGTGTTCAAGGAAATCTTCAGTATTCATTACTCACCTCACTTGAACTTATATGCAAGAGCCCCACCACGAATAGCCATAGAAAGAAGAATTGGTCTTGTAGCCTTTTCTCCTCGAGCAATGGCGGCTTTTCCTGCGGGAGTCTTAAGAAACTTCTTAACAGCACCAGCACCACTAGTTAAACCCGCAGCAGCAAGAATTTCTTTTGCTTTCTTCTTACCAGCACTCTGAGTCTTCTTAGGGTTGACAAGGCGATCATAGTTAGACTCTAGATTGAGTCTTTCATTTATCGTTTTAAGTTCCTGGTTAGAAAGAGCATGAATATGCTTCTCTCTAATCTTAGCAACCTCAGCATGATCCTTTGAAGGTTTTACTGGAACTTTCTTGTTTCGTCTACCCCACTTTTGACCTTTAACACCATGGTGTTCTAAAAAAGTATCAAGATCCTGTGAGGTCTTGGATTGCGTCGAGCATTCCAGTTCGGTATCCATCTTCGTATCCCATGTCATTTGCATATGTATTCACCCCCTTTACTGGCGTTGGCAAAGTGGCTTCTCTCATGTAACTCAAACGAGTTTCGTACTCTTGGATCTGTTTATCCATAGCGGTTAGAGTAAATCCACTGGTCGGAGGATCAAACAAAAGACGAACTTTTAAAAAAACATAAGTCCTAAGAAGGTTCATCTGGTTCATTGGGAGAGCCAAATCTTCCCATTGGGCCCCATTATCTTCAATCATAAACCCATTAACTGGCCCAATACCAATCTGATTAATAATTGCCAATGCGCCATTAATATGAGTAATAATGTCAATATCAAACGAAGTATAATCAGGCATTATACCAAGAATTTTCTTAGTGCTATTAAGAATACTGTCTTCCATAATCACCTCCTTACTTTGGTAGCTTTAAATTAGAAATTGCAGCATTGACTTCTTCTGAAGTAAGTGGCTGAATTTTTTCTGTTTTTAAATTTTTACTAGAGTTTAATACATACATTGGCGTTTTAGCTAAAATGCCTTTGTCGTTATCATCACTAATAACATTATATCCTTGTTTGGCCAGTTCTTTAAAATATGCAGTAGCAATTGGGTCTTTATGTATCCCCTGTTGCGCTACTAATTGTCCATGATAAGCAAGTGCAAGTTCTCTGCTATTATATTTATCTACTTTGTTTCCAAGGCCTTGATTTCTAAGAAATTCTCTTCCAGTAACAGTTGACCCGTCATTTACTTTAATAGATTGTTGATCCATTAATTTAATATACGCATCTACTCTTGCTTTTTCAGAAGGAGATTTTAAATTATGTAAAGCAGTATACGTAATTTCATAGTTCTGAGCATATTTTTTTTGAGGAATTCCATCTTTTGTAGACCAAGTTGGAACTAACGCTCTATAATTAGCGGCATCTGCTTCGTTATTGCTAACATATAAATTTTCCATATTATGAGGGTTTAGGGTTGTTCTTTTAAAAACGTCGCCTTTTTTAATTACGCCATCTTTTGTAGAAAGAGCATTGTATTCTGCAAGAGTAAGTTTACTATAACGTCTAGCAAATTGTTTTGCAGCTATTTGACCTTTTTCTTGTTGTATTACTTTTCTAGCGTTTCTTACTCCCCATTTTTGGCCTTTAACCCCATGGTGTGAAAGAAACTCATTAATATCCATAATCACTTCCTTACCAAAGGTTAGTATCACCTGGGGTTCTTGCAATTACAGTTCTAGGAATTGTTCTTTTTGAGCCAAAGTGAATATCATTGTGCGTTTTATGTGTTGTGAGTATTAGATACTCAGGATCTAAGATCCAATCTTGTCCATGAACAATATCTTCTACAGACATAGGATTCATGTGATGGATCAATGGGCTAAAATTAAAATCATAACCTATTACGCCCAGATCACACCCATTATCTCTAATCATTACAATCCGTCTAACATCTTGCCATTCTCTTGAGTTATAGAAATTCTGATTCAAATATCTATCAAACCCAAAAGTTGCTTGACCAATACCATTTGCTAGTTTTAAATATTCGAATCTTTCATCAAATGTTTGAAACCTTTGCATCTCGGAATATGATTTTGTTAGGCGAATGACCATTGTGAATATCCCCAAGATTGCCAATTACCAGGAAGTCTGGATTCTCTATTAATAATTGCCGAATCTGTTTGCCATACGGCATAACCCGGAAGACCCATTTCATTATTTGTATGCCCAGTAGAACCATCCCAAAGAATGTTAAATGCTACTTTAGGAGCTCCAGATGTAGTATTATTAATAGCCTTTAAAGCTGCTAAATATGTTGATGGTGTTCCAGCAAGAGTATCTATTTCTTTAGCTATAGCACCAATAACCATGTTACATCCTGATGGGTTTCCAGCAAGAGCAGGACTACATCCAATAAATACGTATTTACCAACAGGAAACCCAACAGAATCTACAACTCCAGAAGTAGCTGGGGGAGTATAAGTTACGGATGAATAATTTACTTGTATCATCCCTTTTTCAGTAGGAACCATCATACTACTATTAGTTGGAGCAAAAGAATTCCAAGATATAAGAGACCAATCATCCCACATTGTAATTGTCGTAGCAGTTTTAACATC